TGTTGTTGTTGAACGATTAGTATCACCTTTTGCATAACCCTCTGGTTCTGCGTTTGGTGGTGATTTTAAGTCTCCTGTGGCAATACCACTTGGTGTACCATGATTACTGTTACCACTTCTATCATATATGGTGCTATCTGTGTCTGCAAGTCCTGTAATAGCATCTAATGCTCCAAAAGCAAAATATGCTTTTAGATTATCACTATAACTATCTAATAAGTTTGTGTGCCTCTCTGCGTTGTATATTGCAGATATTTCTGAGCTACTAAGTGCTTTATTATATATAGCATTATTTGCCATATCTCCATTAAAATACTGACTGCTTTTCCTACCTAAATATTCTATTGTAAGTGTACCACTTCGAGTAGGTGCATTATCAGTATAATGAACACCATTAAAAAATACAGTTATTTCATTACTCGCATCCCTCACTACTGCTAAATGCATCCATTCATTAGGCTCAAATGAACCTCCATGAGTCCATAGTTCTTTATTTGCATTTGCAATTTTTATATCAGCTGTTGTCTTACTTGTAAGTCTGAACCAATCTGCATTAGCAGAATCTCCCCATATTACTTGGTTACTTACATCATCGTTATATATCCAAGCAACTAATGTAAATTCATTTGTAAGAGCAATATCACCATAATCCACATACGCATCAGTTCCGTCAAAATTCAAAAAGTTATAAGCAGAGTTTACTCCTGTGAGAAAGGATTGGTCTGGTAGAACTGAGGAATAGACTAAATCAGCAGAGTCTTGATTTGTCATTGTGCCGACATTGCCGAGGACTTCTTTAATTGAAATGTTATCAAAAGTAACATCACAAGCTGTAACTCTTTGAAAAAAAACATCTGCTCCTGTTGCTTTAAAATAAAATATTTTTGACCCTGTAGTTGTGTATTCTTTAACTGTTTCAGCAGAGACACTATAAGACACAAATTTCATTGTTCCTGTGATAGCAGTAATATCAAAAGTGAGTTTATAAAATTTTGTATCTACTAAAGCATTTTGTGATATACTAACATTTGTGCCATCACTTCTTAATCTACAAGCTTCGCTTGTTATAACACATCCGTTTGTACCATTAAAACTTGTGTGACCACTCCACCCTGTAAAATCCCCTGTAGCATAATCACCATTTATAATATTTTCCCCACCAAGAACAGGCTCATTTACATCTATGATGGCAGGGTGGGTGTCGCTTAGGTCTGCTGATTGGATTTCTTCTTTAATAGATAAAGCAGTTATTTCAACATCACAACTATCATCCCTAAATATTCTTACATATGTAGCTTCTGCTACATAAGTTCCTGTATATGTTCCTGCTGATTTTCCATCTCCATTAAAAAATTTAGTATTTAAAGTTTTTAAAGAAAAATCATCATCATTTACATTTGTTATAGTAATAGAAAAATGATACGTTTTTCCAATTACATTTACATCAGCTAAATGAGCAAATATTGAACCACCATCTGATTGTAGTCTTAATCCCCCTGATGAACCTTGAGATATATTATTACCAGAATCATCATCTCCTACTACACTCCAACCATCTGGAACATCACCTGTAAAATTAGAAAAAGTAGGATTTGGATTTAACTCACCATTTACCTCTTCTGTACTCTCAAATGCCCCCATGTCATAACCTGCTACCATTTGCTGTACTATGTCATTTGATGCCATATTAGTCATCGTACCATCATTTGAGTTAGAACTTGAATCTGCTATAGTGGGAAATACTTTACTTGTGTCATCGCCCATCCTGTAGTATGCAATAAGCGATGTTTCGGATGACTCATTATATGTAATTCCTTTTTGATATAAAGCGTAAGCATCTTTAACTGTATCATAAATTGCTATAGATGATATAGAGCCTTTAAATCTATCACCTGCGGCACTTTGACCAATCCTTAAAATTGTTGAATTTGAAGGTATTGATGTAGGGGGTGTTCCAAAAGATGAAGCACTTGATGATTCATCTACTCCGTCTATATAAATTTTTATAGTACCACTTGATAAATCATAAGTAACTACTATATGATGCCAAACATCAGCAGTTGTTGCGTTTGAGTCTATAAATTTAAAATTACTTGCAGTACCATCACCAAAAAATGCTCTTATAGTATTATTTGTATTATTCCAATCAATACCAAAAGGGTCTGGCATATTTGATGACGAATTAGTTTGTCCTACAATTCGCAGGCTTCCAGAACCACTTTCATCTGCTAATACCCATAAAGAAAAAGTTGCAGTAGAACCTCCTCCACTAAATAAATTTCCTGCATCTATTAGGTCATTACTACCATCAAAATCCACTACAGAAAAGCGATTGTCTCGCATTGGTGTAAATCTGCTCTTTGCCATCTGTGAAATGGTTTGAGCATCGAGTGCTGTTTTATAAAGTGCTACATTATATATTTTACCATTCCAATAATGAAAGGAAGTTTCTAAATGTCCTATTCTTATATTTGAATTAGTAATATTTGGAGTTTGGTCTGAACCCTCAAGTGAACCTGCAACCTCTGCTCCATTAACATAAATTTTAGATGTAGATGAAATATTACCAGATGTTTTAGTAAAAGCAATATGATACAACCTTTGTACATCTAAAGCACTATCTGCTATAAATCTTACATTGTAAAAATCAAGTGCAGGTTTACCATTATTAAATGTTGTTGAAAGACCTACTCCTGTGCTATATGTACTATTGCCTACAACACTTGGAAAACTTGTTGACCAAGAACTACCATTCCAATATGCCCAAAAAGATATACTAAAAGTAGCATCACCACTAATCCCGATACTACTTCCTATTATATGGTCATCCGTTCCATCAAAGTCTGTATAGAAGTCCTGCCTTGCGATTGCAGTATTTGATTCTGGTTCTGCTTTGTCTCCACAACGTAAATAAAGTTTTAAATTACCTGTTCTGTCCGTAGCATACTTAGATGCTTTAGTTAAATCAACTGGCTTTGAGCCAATCTTTGCAATATCATCGGCACTTAAAGCAGTATCCCAAATAGCAACTTCGTCAATGTTGCCTAAAAATTTATCATTTTGATTTACACCCGCCTCACCTATTAAAACAGGATGTGCGTTTGTAGAAAAACTTTGACTACCACTACCACTAGCACTACCATCAATATAAAAAGTTGTTGTACCACTATTATGTACTTGAGCAACGTGATGCCAATTACCATCATTAACTGTTGCACTACTATTTATTTCTGCACTTCCATCATAAGAACCAAGTTTACCATCATTAGCTCCTGTAGTAGTTACAAAAAAAGAATAATTAACATCATTTGAAGAGCGTTTACTTATAATGCCTCTATAATCAGAAACATCAGTTAATTTAATCCAAGCTGATAATGTGAAGTTTGTTAAATCTAATCCGTCATTATCATTTATTTCTAAGAAATCATTAGAACCATCGAAATTAAAAGAAAAGTCGTTGGGGAACTTTTTTATTACCCCACTCTTTGTTAGTAGGTTGCCTAAGCCAAGCATTGACTTAGCCTGTGTAAGCTATTACAAGTCCAGATGTAAGGTCAATAGTATTCCATCTACCATAGATAGTAACACCTTGTGGTATTGTTTCAGATGCCATTGTATTACCATTGTAACTACCCACACCATAACCATTGGTAGTATCTGTAGGTGTTAGTGCATTAAATACAGTATCCTCTAACATTGTAATTGCAACAAATGTACCTGAGTGAACTTCTGTATCTGAAATAAATTTAGCACCTGTTTGACCTAGTGCTACGTTACTTGATTCGTTTACTGTATACTTTCTTATATTAGCCATCTTGTTTCTCCTATCTTATACCTTACCGAGCGTGACATTTCTCATAGGTATCTTGGTTATATATATTACGTATTATATATATATATTAATTATTATATATATAATATACTTAATACGTAATTATATATCAATATACTTATTATTGAAAATTTGCAGGTAAAATAGAACGAACGCCACCAGTTTTTTCACGCCTTCTATCACCAAATCTACGTACAGTCTCTAAAAATTTACTTCTGTGCATTTGTGATAATTGTAGTGATACACCAGCTCCTTCTCCCATCTGTGTACCAGTTCTGTCCATATATAAACACATTTTTACGTAATCAACTATTGCTAAATGAAAAGCATTATCTATGTCTGGAGTATCTGTTATAGCTGTTACTTTTTTAGGTTCTGCCCAATAATGAAGAAGTAATCCATTAGCAACTGCGTGGTCTACAGGTTGCCACATTTTTCTATCTGTACGTGACTCTCCAGTAGAAGAAAAAGAAGATACAACTCCTATTGCATCTCCTTTTAAAAAATATACTACTCTATCTTCTGGAAAATTTATATTACTAGCCATTAATCTGGTTGCTCTATTGCTGATTCTGATTCTATATCAGATACTAAAACTTCTCCATTTAATAGTCTTGGTATCTTTATATAATCACCATTGCTATCCATAAAATCTACTCTATAAATCTTATTAAGTTCAAGTGCATTACCACTAGAATCATTTGCACTATCTGATAAATCATAATATGTTTGACCTGCTACTATATTAATTTTAGCAGACATACTTTTATTTGAATACAAACCGCATTCAACTAATGCATCATTTATTAATGACATAATATATGCTTCTGGTGCATCTGGAAATACCTGACGCACTCTACTAATTATTTGTTTTACTGTTAATGAATGTACTGCCATAATTATCCTACTAAATAAGCTAATCCTTTATCATAATCAGCTTGTAATTTTGCTTGTTGTTTTTCCATCCAAGAATATTCTGTACTAATAACATTTAATCTACTAGCAACTTCATTACCATATCCTTGAGCTATTCCTAGTTTTGATTGTAATTCAGTAGCATATCCTTGCGCTGCATTTACGTAACCACTAATAACTTGACTGTATCCGCTTACTTGAGATAATCTAGCAGTTACTTCATTTGCATACGTTTGAGCTTCATTAGCAGATGCTGATGCTTCTGATAAAAACCCATTACCTGCATTTACGTGAGAAGATGCAATTTCTACATCTTCAGATGTATTAGAACTTACTGCGCTATCAAATTGAGTATTTGCCAAAGCAACTGCCGTATTAATTCTACCAGCGGCTGTAGCTATTGCTGATAATGCAGTATCAACACTTGCATCAATTTGAGTACCTGCTTCTCCTAATTCTGTTACTGCTGAATCTATTTGTGTATTAATTAAATCACAAATATCTTGAGTTTCATCTAGCTCTGTATTAATAGCAGTTAATGCTGTAGTTATATCTGTATTACCTGATTTAGCAGACAATGCATTTTGTAATGATTTTATTGAAGCATAAATAGGTACTAAATATTCTCCATCATCAGGAAATTTTGTAATAGCAGAATCCCCAAAAGCTACTAATGGATAATTTAATGTTTGAACAATTCCACTTTGAGCATTTGTAGGTGTAGGAATAATATTTAATACGTTATCTCTTATAAAAAATACAGGGTCTGTAGCTGTTGCAAATGCCATATCAGATGAATCTCTAACTCTACCCTCTAATTGAGGTGCTATTTCTCTGCAAGGTTGATTAATAGTATCATCATTTCTAACGACACCAAATACTTCAGAACCTCCTAAAGTTAAAGTAGGACTACCACCATTTAATGCATTAGACGTAGTAAATAGTCTTTGTCTAGTTTTAGGTAATGCATTTAAAACTTCTTTAGCACCATCAGTTAAAAACTGTGTTAATTCAGTTTGGTCAGGTGCGCTACTACTATCTATTGAAAGACCTGTAAGTCCTTCTACTTGTGCTTTAAATGTTGCCATTAATATCCGTATTTTTTCTTAGACATTTTCTTTTTAGTTGCTTTTTTTCTTTTACTTGGTTTTATTTTTTTCTTTTTTTTATACATCATAATTTATACCCCATTTTTGTTTTTGCATTCTTTTTACAGAAGTATCCATATCCTCTGTTCTAAAATCTATTTGGTCTTTACGTATTGCAGTAGCATAGGGATTACCTTCTCTAATTACAAACTGCGTAGAGTACAAAGGCTCTGAAGCTTTTTCTCCACAACTACGACAATAGAACCAACCACCTTTATTTGATTCACCACAATTTACACAATTTTTTTTCATAGTTTCCTTTATTTTTTAGTTTTGGGGAAAGTCTTTTATTGACCTTCCCCACAGTACTATTAAACTGTTATCCTTATTTATTCGGATTATTAAGCATCACCAAATGTAACTGCTGTATTAGTAGCAGAAATTACGTTACCATTAACATACCACTTTGTTCCATCACAAACCATATGAACTTTAGTACCTGCTATAGGAGTAAGAACTCCTAAAAGAGAATTACTATCGTTATCTGAATCTACAACATTAACCAATTCACCATCAGTATCGTGATGAACAAGTCCACCAACATAAAAGTTGCTGTTAGAACCTGTTGAAATTGACCAATCTTGTGCATCAGCGGCTGTACCACCATACCAAAATTCGTATGATAATCCAACTTCTGCTGTTGGTAATGAAATTGTAGTGTCGGCAGTTAAATCTGGGCAGACGTGAATCTTTCCAGAATCATTTGCTGAAATGGATATAGCGGCAGCATCAGGCAAAAATACTACGCCTTCTGACCTTCCGCCAAATTTTCCACTTGCACTATTTGCTTTATCACTTCTCATCTTATACTCCTTCTAAGTCGTACAATGCGTGAGACTCAGGAAGACAAACTTCAAGACCTGCTTCGGTCATAATTAAGTCTTTCCTTAAATCTTCATCTTTTGATTGTACGTCTGTCATTATTTGAGTATCTCTATTAAAACCATTTCCAATAAGAGGTCTGTACATTAAGTACCTCATATCAGCCATAAGCATATAACTTGCGCTGATACCTCTAAATAGAGGCTCTTTAACTAAGTTAAGGCTACCGTGAACAGTATCAATCATCATTACTTTATGTCCAAATTCACCAGTACGAGACTCAAGTCCATACTGATAAGGATTATTAGAATGACTCATTGATGCTGAAAGAAATTTACCATCACCTAGTTTGTTGAAAAATGAAATAACAGGTAGTGAGCAAAGTACTAATTTATCAGATGAACTACCACGAGCAGGGTCAAAAATGACTTCAAGGTCACTTAATAATCTGTCATAAGTAAGTTCAGCATCAGTTACTCTTCTATAGTAAGCTTTACCTGAAGAGTATGAAAAAGCCTCATTTTCGTGCAATGGGTCAGTATTCTTTAGAATATGACCTATTATACCTTCTGAGTATTGGATTCCTCCAACACGTGCTTTTTGTCCAAAGAGCATTGCTCTTTCAATATCTACTTTATGCTCACGTAGTTTTTCTGACCAAACACGATTCCATTCGTATTCATAACCTCTGAATCTAGTTGCTAATGCAGTTCCGGTCATCTCAGCAGCAGTTTTAAAGATTTGAGTATATCCATAATTATCTTCAATTTCTGTTGAGAAAACATCAGGCGCACCAGAACCTTCTTCAAAAGAAGTACCAATTACTTGACAAGGGTCATTATCAGCTATTGTTCCAGCTCCAGAAGGACCTGTATTAGAGATAGAAATAACTTGACCAGTAAAAGAGCTAGAAGCTCCTTGGTCTGTTACTCCTGATGCAACTCTAACAATAACATTAGCTAGACCAGTAGCTTCGTCAGCAGTTTGTACTGCAAAGACCATACCTTTTTGTAGCCAATCAATAGAAGCTGGAGACGAAGCACCATCATCTACTGAAAAACTATAAGAAGAACCAGCAGATACAGCACCGGGTGCATTAGCTAATTGGAAACTTCTATTAGTCCAGTTAATTGGGTTTCTATTTTCAAGGTAACGAAATACTGAATCGTCCGTAGGAACTTTATTTACTTGGCTAAGATATACAAAGAATGGAGACTCTTCTGGAGCTAATTCGTGTACTCTATCACCAAAGTTAAAAATCCGTCTACGGTCAGGGGCAACCCCTGTGCCAGAATCACTAGCTGTAGTTGAGGCTGTAATATCAGATGCTTTTAAACCACCTGAATTATATGTTATAGCCATATTATTCTCCTATGCTATTATGTGTTAAGGCAATCTACCAGCTTTGGATGCTCCCATAAGATTATCCCAAGCTTTCGATTCGTTAGACTTACGTACCGGAACTTGATTGCTCTGCGTTCCTGCCGTACGTGGAGTCGGTTGTTTCGTTTGTGGAACTTGTACGTTTTGCTGATTTATTTGTCTACCTGTTTGTTCACGCCAAAGATTTACCAAAGAACCTACTGGTACGTTGGATTTTGGTTGTGATACAAAATCAAGAAACTCATTTATATCAGTATCATTCATATTATGATTGTTACGTAGTTCGTTCCGTGTGTTATTCAAGGTCATTTCAGATTGAATACGTCCGATTTCTTTATCTACTACATTATGTACTAGTTGTTGTTCTTTTTGTACTCGCATCTGATATGACGGTGAATCTGGTTTGTAGTATGCATCCCAAGGGTTAAACTCGTCCTCGGTCATTTGCACCTGCGGTGGTTGTTGCGCCTGTTTTTGATTTTCTTGTTGCATATTGAGGTACTCTGTAATGGTTGATTGCAATTTTGCATTATCTGCACTTGCTTTGTCATACATTGACTGCCACTTCTTTACCTCATCCTCAAGTGGATTAGCTTCAACTTGTTGTTCTTCTACAGGTTGTTCACCATCTATGTTTGCAGATGTTTCCTGTCCTTGTTCGATTTGCTGTTCTACGACAGCGTCTGCACTAGCTTCTGGCATAATAATATCCTTTCTTAAGATGTCTCTTCATCATTTGGAACGGGACTATCTATACTACCGAGCATAGCATCTTGCTGTCGTGCGATAGCATTTTGTAATCTTTCCGATTCGAGCCTCACCTTTGTTGTTAGTTCATTAGCACTTATTCTCTTGTCAGCTTTGGCGTCTGCTGCTACACTACCGAGTTTAGATTTAAACTTCTGAACCTCTACTCGTTTTCTGTCAGCTACAGACTCCCTTCGGGCGGTTTGCAAGTCTCCTTGCAATTCTTTTAATTGTTGTTGTAATTGAGCATTTATTGCTTGTAATTGTTGTATTTCTCCAGACCTCTGCATTACACCTTCTTTATCAAATATTTCTGGATTCTTTTTAAGAACCTCAAGTTTATCAACAATACCTAATTGATA